CATTGACTGACTATATCGCATCTGAGTATTCAGATATTTTTAACCAAGCAAAAGTAAACTTTGATGAAAGACAAGAGTTAGCTAAGTTAGTTGGTAATGCAATCGGTAGAAGAGAAGATCAAATTATTATTGATGCTCTTATTGCTGGTTCTGCCGGTACTACTGTGGCTAATACTGTCGTAACAAGTGGATCTGCAAGTGCTTCAGACCTTAACGTAGGAAAGATTATTTCTGCTAAAAAGGCTTTGGATACTAACTCTGTACCACCTCAAGACCGACACATGATTATTCATGCAAGTTCTTTAGCTTCATTATTAGCTGACGAAAGAGCAGTTAGTTCAGACTTCATCCAACTTCAAGCTTTATCCCGTGGTGAAATTCAGCAATTCGCTGGGTTTAATATCCATATGATAGGCGACAGAGATGAAGGTGGTTTACCAAAAGATGGTTCTAACGACAGAACATGCCTAGCATTCCACAAAGATGCTATTGGTTGTGCTGTAGGTATAGCTCCAAAAGTTGAGGTAAACTACATTCCTGAGAAAACTTCTTTCTTAGTATCAGCAATGTATTCAGCCGGTGCAGTGGTAATCGATACTGCTGGTCTTGTTGATGTAACTTGTAGGGAGAGTTAATCATGGCTTTTAGTAGAACCGGGATAAACCCGATAGGTGGTCAATCCAAAAAAGGAACAGCCCCTCAAATGTGGACATACACATCAGCCGATGCAATAGCTACTGTTAACACAGCCGGTTATTTCAACGACATGACAAACGAGTTGTCTGTAGGTGATGTTATATTCGTACATGACAGTAACACTCCAACAATGAGTATTGTGATGGTTGCATCCAATGCTTCAAGTGTAGTTGATGTTACAGATGGCACAACTGTCGCTATGACAGATAGTGACTAATAACTAATCTAGGGGGCGAATGTTCGCCCTCTATAACTTTAGGCGAGGTGCGTGGATTATGGCTGAAGGTGATACAGACGTTTCGATTTGCTCTCAGGCACTCCTCCTCTTAGGTGCAAATCAAATCACAAGTTTTTCGGATGGAACAGCCCCTAGTTCGATATGCTCAGTTTTATATCCACGCATTAAGTCACAAACCCTTAGTATGTATCATTGGTCTTTTACTCTATCTAAAACGATATTAGGTAGGTTAGCGACTACTCCAACAAATTTTTATTCTTATGCATATCAATTACCTTCAGATATGTTTTTAGGTGTTCCAAGAGTTGTCTATACGTCAACATCTACATCAGCCCCTAATACTACAGAATATGAGATCCAGGGTGATCAGCTACTAACAAACCAAACAACCATAGTTGTAGATTATCAAAGACTAGTATCTGAACAAGATATGCCCTCTTACTTTATCCAATTATTAATATATCAGATGGCTTGGCATTTAGCTGAACCTATTACCGACCAAATAACTAAATCTGATTATTGGAGAGGTGTAGCCCTGGGAACAGCCAGCGAAAATATGCGTGGTGGTTATTTCAGACAAGCTATCAACATAGATGGTGCCGGGCAGTCCAAAACAGTTATTGCTGATTATTTATTAACTGAGGTTAGATCTTGAGTAGAATTACACAATACCAATCAAATTTTACTGTAGGAGAAATAGACCCTCTTTTAGTAGGTCGAATTGATATACAGCAATATGGATCAGCTTTGAGTAAAGCTCAAAATGTTGTTGTGCTTCCTCAAGGTGGTTTTGAAAGAAGACCTGGTTTAAGATTTATGTTGGATATAACATCTCACCTGGGTGGATCATTTACGACTTTAGACGGCATAAGGTTAATACCTTTTGAGTTTAGTACCACACAAGCTTTTATGCTTGCCTTTGTTAAATATGATACAACTAACACCAGGGTTTTTTTCTTTGCTAATGGTGTACAGCTAACAAACATTAATGGGTCAGGTGCTGATTATCTTGTATGTGCTTTAGGTGATATAGACCTGGATAGAATGTATTATACACAAAGTGCTGACACACTTATTTTAGTACACGAAGATATGCCCCCAAAATCTATTGTAAGAGGTGCTAATAATACGACCTGGACATTTGCTACTATTGCTCTAACTAGTCCTAAAGTTGCGTTTACTTTATCAACTAGCAATCCATCCGGAACAATTACTCCTGATGCTATAGATGGCACTGTAAAGGTAACTGCTTCAGCTTCTGTTTTTACAACAAGTCATGTGGACCAATATATAAATGTTTTAAGTGGTTTTGGTCGAGCTAGGATTATAGAAAGAGAATCAGCTACAGTTGTAAAAGTAATCACTGAGTTACCATTTTTTAAAGCTGATGAAGCTATTGCAAATAATGCATGGGAACTAGAAACTGGGTACGAGGATGCGTGGTCAGGGTCTAGAGGTTATCCAAGAACATGCTCTTTCCATGAAGGTAGATTATATTTTGGTGGATCTAAGACTTTACCTAATACTTTGTTTGGATCTAAGGTTGCTGATTTTTTTAATTTTAAGACAGCCGAAGCTTTAGACGATGATGCTATTTTAGCTACAATGAATACTGATAGTGTTAATGCTATAACGGCTATGAGATCGGGCAGAGATTTACAAATATTTACAAAAGATGCAGAGTTCTTTGTTCCTCAAGCTAACCTAGATCCAATTACACCTTCTAATATTGTTATTAAAAATGCTACCCGTAGAGGATCTAAAGAAGGTATTATGCCAGTGTATGCTGAAGCTGGTACATTATTTATTCAAAGAGAAGGCAAAGCCCTTAGAGAATTTTTATTTAGTGATGTTGATTTAAACTACCAGGCTAATAATATATCTTTACTTGCTAGTCACTTATTAAAAAGCCCCAGGTCAATGGCACTTAGAATTGCCACTAGTACTGATGATGGTGACCTTTTATGCATTACAAATAACACAGATGGCACTATGGCTGTCTTTTCTATTTTAAGGTCGCAAAACGTAGTTGCCCCGGCAGAGTTTATTACAGATGGATTATTTCTAGATGTAGCCGTTGATGGACCTGACATTTATACAGTAGTGGAAAGAACTATTGGTGGATCTACAAAAAGATATATTGAAATGTTTGACGATCAAAGAACGACAGACAGCAATATACAATATTTTTCAGGAGCTACTGCACCGGACCAAGCTAAACCAAGTAACACGACATGCTCTAGTTTATCTCATCTTGAAGGTAAAACTGTAGATGTAATTAGAGATGATTTTGTGTTAACTGACAAAACTGTTTCATCCGGTGCTATTACCTTAGATGCAGTACCTAGTACATTTGTAGAGGTTGGGCTTCCCTATTCTGTAGAAGTTAAGACATTGCCGGTAGAGCCAAAATTAAGTTCAGGTGTTGTAGTAAGTAGAAAACGTAGAATCTTAGAGGCAACAACTTTAGTAGATAGAACCCAAAACCTGGCTGTTAATGGTTTTGAACTCCCCTTCAATTCCTTGCCTTTTACTTTGGGTTCTGCCCCCACGACATTTACCGGGAGAAAAAGATTGGCTCCTTTATTAGGTTATAGTGATACAGCACAATTGACATTCACAATGACACAACCCCTCTTTGCTACTGTATTGGCTGTAGAGTACAAACTTAGTACTGGACAATAAAATGACAGTAGCTGTTGCATCATTAGTACTAGCCGGAGTTTCTGCTTATGCTCAGATTAAGCAAGGTGAAGCTACTAAAAAGGCTATGTACAATCAAGCTGAACATAAAAAATTAGAAGGTAGAGTTGAAGCTGTAAAAGCAAAAGAGCAAGGTATTCAGGTTTTAAAAGCTACTAACAAAGCTTTGGCTTCAGTTGGAGCAATAGCCTATGCCGGTGGATTAGAGCCTTCATTAGGAACACCCCAAGATATTGGAACATATTCAGTTCTCAACCCTGGATTAAATGATTTTATTACATCTAAAGACAATGAGTTCTTAGCTATAAGTACTGCCAATGCCCAGGCTGAAGATCTAAGGTTTGCCGGCAGACAAGCAAAGAAAAAAGCTTATATTGGTGCTTTTACTACGATGGCTAATGCTGGTTTAAATTATGCATCTTTAGGATCTGCCCCGGCTGGCACACAAACGGCATCATATCCTGGAATGAGAACTGGATATCAAACTGGTAGAACTGCTGGAACTTATACTAGGTATTATGGTTATACAGATAACTCAGGTGTAGGAGTTGGTTAATGGCACCTCGTTCTAGATATTTAGGCATACAACGGCAGATTGGTACAAGTGGATATCGAGGTCCTTCCGGTGTTGGTATTCGTGAAGCTCAAGGAGCCTCACAGATGCTTGTTAGTGCCTTGGATAATATGTCCAACTATTTTTTTAAAAAGGCTTCTGTGCAAGCAGAAAAAGAAGGTGCAGAGTATGGTGCTGAAAACCCTATTACTGTAGATCAGATAAGAGAAAGTGCATTAAATGGTACAGACGTAACAGATAGATTTGACGATGATACAATATTTGGAAGATCAGCTAAAAAGATAGCTATAGAAAGTGTTGGCTCAGATTTAGCTTTAAGTGCCAAAAGAAAATTTTCAGATTTAATATCCAAAGCTACATTAAACAATGCTGACTTAGCTGATGTTAGTAGTGATCTAAAAGCAATTACAAATGAATATTTAAAAATAGCTGATAGTGTATCTCCTATATTAGGCAGAAAACTATATGCTGAACTAGGTGTTAACTCTTCAGCACATTACAATGCTTATTCAAAAGTTTACGCAAAAAAATCACTAGATCAATTACAGACCGGCACAGCTTTAAATTTAAACATGGATCTAAAGCAAATGGGTATAGAGCTAGATGCCGTTCTTAATTTTGAAGGTAATGAAGATCAACTAACTGCAAAAATATATGGTGCCGGTTTATATCAAAATGGCAAACTACTAGACAAAAAAGCTAGAAATAATGCTGAATTAAAAAAGTCACCAGGTTTTGAAATAAGTAAAAAATACGATTACATCTATAAAGCTTCTAAAGGTAAATACACCAAGACTATGATGGAAGGTGCCGTAAAGGATTGGGATGATAAATGGCTTGAGGTAAGAACAAGTACGATTGTTAGCACAGCATTAGAAACTAAAACATCATCTGAACTGGCTATGAAAATACAATCAAACCAAAAAACCGGTAATGTCAAAATAGATGCCATCTTAAATGGTATGACTGATGAACAAAGGCTAAACGTAGCTAAAGCTATTAGAACAGAAAAGTCTGCACAAATAAANTTTGAGAATACTATTCAAGATAAAAAGGATGGTGATGCAGATAATAAAATAGCTGAACTAGAAGTGGAGCTTTCTAAGCAATTAGCATATGGAGCTGAAGACAATTTGAATGACAAGCTTTTGCAGTTAGAAGCATTAGCCCCTGACAAATATAAAGATTACAAAATCAAGTTTGATCAAAGTGGTGGTCTTAGAACTGTTAGTGATTCCAGGGTCAAAGCAGATTTAATACAAAAAGTATCAACAGATAATTTAAGTTTCGGTGAACTAGCCCTATATCATAGCAAATTATCCTCTAAAGATTACACTGACTTAGCCGGTAAAGTTGAAGCAAACGAGAATGCAGAAACTAAGACAGCAATGAGTATTATAGCTGGTGAGCTTGGCTTTAGTCCTGAAGCAGAAATAATTGGTGAGCAAGATCCTAATTTTGAGAAGATGCAAGTGTATAGAAGAATTAAAGGTAGGGTCGAAGAAGCTTTACTGAAAGCTAAAAAAGAAACTAAAGACTTTGATGCTGTCGCTATTGCCAGGGCTGTATTTGCTAATGAGAGTGAAGCTATACAAGTCAAAGTATATGAAGGCAAACTTAGTTCAGCAAAAGCTGTCATTGATAAATTTGCAGACGTTTATCCAAACAAAGGCATCCAAAAAACATATACCAGGGCTGAGTTTGAAAAAGTAAAGGGTATGTTGGTTCTATTACAGTCTGAAGATAACAAAGATAAAAGACTGCAAGATTATAGAAACAAACCAATAATTGATGCTGGAGTTCAAGCACTTACAAATGTTTTATCAAGTAGTAGGTTACAGTAATGGCAGAGAATGAAATAGACGTATATAGCGAGATTTTACTGTCCAACAATATCAGGGCTAGTGGTTCAGAATATGAGCAGTCCTGGGATGGTAAAAAGTCTAAGATCAATATGCCTACATCTATATTTGAAGACGTTGTAGACACAGCCGGTGACGTTGCTGAAACTGTAGGAGATTTTGCAACTGGTGTTGTTAAAGGGTTGCCACAAGGAGCCAGCAAAGCCGGTACAGAAATAATGGATACATTTACTGGTCAATGGTTTTCAGAAACAGCTATACCTTGGATGAACGAAAACATACCTGGATTAGATTCAGCAAACAAAGCTATAAATGAAACAATAAAATATGATGGTACTGCACAACAAATCGGTGGCATAGTTGGTGAAGTTGGAACTCAGATAATAGCTCCAGGTGCATTAGCTACTAAAGGTATACAAGGTGCAAACTTAGGCAGTCGTTTTCTTACCAATGTTCTTGGCTATGGTTTAACTGAAGCCCTGGTTATACCAGCTAAAGATAAAGGCTTAATAGAAACAGCTATCACCCTGATATCAAAAGATAGTGAAGCAACAAAAGCTTTATTAGAAACATTAGAAGCCGACAAAGAGTTACCCTATTTAATTCAAAAATTACAAAAAACACCATTATTACT